ATTTAGTGCCAACAGTTCGTTCTACAACTGGATTGTATGTGTACTATGCTGAAGATACTGGCGAAACAAACAACATCGGTAAGCAAACAGAGGGTAACGATAAAGGCGAAAACAACTACGCATTAACTGAAACTAAAGTTGTTACAAACTACATCGCTGGTTTTACAACTTTCTCTAAGCAAATGAGCAAGTCTTTACCTTTCATCTCTCAAACTTTACCTCGTTTGTTACAAAGAGATTTCTTTAAGAAAGAGAACGCATTATTCTTCGCAACTGTTTCTGCTGCTGCAACTGGTAGCACTACAACTGCTGAGACTAACGACTTATTACAATTAATCGACTACATCGGTAACCAAAAAGCTGCTAACTACAACGCATCTTATGTGTTAGTAAGTGAGGCTCAAATGGGTAAGTTATTGAAAGCTACTGTAACTGCTGGTTACTATGCTGGTAACGGATCTGTAATTGTTAATCCTAATGGTGGCATGACAATCTGGGGTGTTCCAGTTGTATCTGCATCTTGGGTAACTAACGACAAGGCTTTAGTAATCGACAACGACTACATCGAGAGAGTAGAAACCGAATCTTTAGCAATCGAGTTCTCTTACGAGAATGGAACAAACTTCCAAAAGAACTTGATCACTGCGAGAATTGAGTGCATGGAAGAAATCAACTTAATGTTGGCTAACTCTGCTATCTACGCTACAATGAACGCATAGTTTGGATGATTTAGTGAATATCCCCCAAAGGGTGTGGCTTAACCGCTGCACCCTTTTTGTTTTATAAAAAAAGAGTAAATTTGTAAAAACATAAGAAATGTATAGTTATCAAATAGATTATGTCATCCAAAACAACACTCCAACTGTTGAATGTATTACAGTTGCAGAGGCTAAGCAATATTGCAGAGTGAGCAATGATGTTGAGGATGATTTGTTTGTTGATTTGATTATTCAAGCACGACAAATCGTTGAGAAAGTGACAAACCTAAAATTAGTTCCTTGTCAAGTGGATGTGTGGTTCAATAATGCTGGAGGTAACTTCCAATTGCCATTTGGACCAGTATCATACATATTGGGGATGTGGGATTATCAAAACACTCAAATTCCATCTAATATTTATCGTTTAATGGGTGCTCAATATCCAGTCGTGAGATACCCTCTTTATGGGGAAATCAAGATGTCTTACATTGCTGGATTTGATTGTGTTCCTACTGATTTAAAGGTGGCAATGTTAGATCAAATAAACTATGATTATGAGAACAGAGGAATGGATGTAAATGACATGGGAATATGTGAAAAAACAATGAGAGCGTGTCAAAGATGGACAAGAACAAGCCCAATTTTATAAAATGAGAATAGGTTTACACAAAGACAATTATGTTGATGCCAACTCAATGACAAGGTTGGTTGAAGTTTATGCCCCTACAAGGGTTGCAGATGGTCAAGGTGGGTACACAACCACATTTGCCTTACAACAGACTGTTTGGGGAGATTATCGCCCACAAGAGCAAAACAGAGCCCTTTTGGAAAGTGAGTTGAGTTTTACTCGAATGGCTAAACTTTTTATAAGATGGGATTTAACAATAACTGACAATTACCAACTCGAAGTTGAGGGGCAACGTTACACAATCCATTCAATTAAGGATGTGGACAATGCTCATCGATTTTGGGAAATCATAATGTACGCATAATGGCTGGATTTGCACTTAATCTTAGTGGTCTTGAGAACTTGCAAAACAAGTTAAAGAAACTTGAAAATAACCTACAAACGGAGGTTGCTTTGGAGTTAAGTGCATCCACAATGAATATCGAGAAAGGTGCAAAAAGGAGAGCCCCAGTAAACTTGGGTACTTTAAGACAAAGCATTCATGCCGTGTCATCAAGTCCATTGACTCACTCGGTTGTTGCCCAAGCATCTTATGCTCCTTATGTTGAGTTTGGTACTGGTGGCAAGGTTGAAATCCCTCCAGGATTTGAACAATTTGCTGCTCAATATAAAGGCAAAGGGAGTGGGAGTTTGGAGGATATGATACAAGCCTTAACCTTATGGGTAAAGAGAAAGGGATTGGCTGGTACTTATAGTGTAAAGACACAGAGAAGAACTGGAAGTCGTGGTGTTCAAAAATCACAAGATGAGAAAATGGCTCGTTATATAGCAATAAAAATATTGAGAAACGGATTAAGGGCTCAACCATTTTTAATACCAGCTTATGAGGAGGAAAAACCAAAATTGTTTGAACGATTAAAAAAGTTAATAGATGCTAAATCCTAATGTTGAAATAAAGAAATGGTTTTACACCCATTTAGCAAGTGCCACTGGATTGAGTGTATATGATGGTTTTGCCCCAGATAATGCTGGGAGTGAATACATCATTTTAGATAGTAGAACATCATCACAAGAGGATGGCAAAAGTGGTTATACAAACTCGATTTCTATTGGCGTGGACATTGTCACAAAAAATGCTAACTTTGGGTATAAACGATCCGAAGAAATAAGCAATTTGGTGTTAACGGAAATCAATTCCGATACTGATATAACATTACCAGCTGGATGGGGTTCCACCAGTTTGTTTGTTCAAAGTATAAGAAACATTGACGGCTTAAACCCTTTAGACAACGTTTTTAGGACATTAATAACATATAATTTAACAATAACTCAAAATTAAATACAATGGCAGAAACTAAAGTATCAGCAAGGGATTACATCTTATTAGCTGACATAGACAACGATGGCACATTTAAGCCAGTTGCTTGTTTAACTTCAAACTCATTAACATCAACTGTAAACACAATTGATGCAACATCTAAGTGTGGAGATCAATTCCAACCTGGTCCAGCATTCAACCAATCTTTTAGAGGAGAGGGGTTTGCTATCGATGAGACTGGAACTCCAGCTAAAGACTCTTATCAACAACTTTACACGGCTCACGCTGCTGGTACTATTTTCCCAATGAAAATGGGTAAGGCGAGTCCAGCTGCTGGAGACATCACTTACTCTGGAACTGTGTTCATTAGCAACTTTGATGTAAACGCTGCTGATAAAGATGATGTTAAGTTTAGTGCAACATTTGTTGTGGCTTTACCTCCATTAACACAAACCGAAACAGTATAATAAATAAAAAAACGTTATGTTTAAATTAGTATTGAAGAACAAAACCATTGATTTAAAATGGGGTACTTGGGCTATGCGTGAGTTTTGCAAACAAAACAACATCACAATTGACAAGTATTTTGAGACCTTAAGTAAGACACAATTTGACCTGGAATTGATTGTGCAATTAGTGCACATTGGTTATAAGGCAGCTTGTGTAAGTAACAAACAAGACATCGTTTACACAGATGTTGATGTTTGCGAATGGCTTGATGAAATTGGATCTGTTTTTGCAACGGATGGAGAGTTGGTAAACTATGTCAAATACATTGTCGAGAGTACAATGGTTTCGGTTTCCGACAATTCCGAAGATGACAAAAAAAAAGATTAAAGAGTCTTACTTGGGATGATATTTTGGTTAAAGCTGCTGAATGTGGAATAAGACCATCGGAGTTTTGGGAAATGACTTGGAAAGATTTTTCCATTATTGTGATGGGCAAAGAACGACAAGATTTGAACGAATGGGCAAGAACAAGAAATCTTGCCTATATCGTTTATCTTTCTAACACGGCAGAAAGGTCGCCTAAATCGATGAGAGAGTTTTGGCATATCCCAGAGATTGATGATGTCGAAAGGGAGGAGGTTGAGATGATGACTCAAAATCAATTTATGGAAACATTAAAAATGTACGGAGCAAACTAAAAACAAATGGCACAAGAACAGTTACAACTCATTATAACGGCTGACAACAAAGAGGCATTAAAAGCCATTGAAGATTTAGCCAAATCAACGGAGGGTTTAAAGACCAGGTTTGTGCAAAATAAGGGAGCTACCGATGCAGCAACTCAATCCTTGATGAACTTATCAAGAGTTGCACAAGATGCTCCTTATGGTTTTATGGGTATCGCCAACAACATCAACCCATTGTTGGAATCATTTCAAAGATTAGGAGAACGTACAAAAGAATCTGGAGGGGCATTTAAAGCCTTAAAGGAAGCGATGGTTGGTCCAGCTGGTGTTGGTCTTGCCGTTGGTGTTTTATCTTCCGTTATTGTTAAATATGGCGATGCTATTGTTGAGGCAATGTTCAAGGTGTCCGACTTTGAGAAAGCACAAAAGGCGATGCGTGATGCATTAGCTGATAGTGTTAAGTCTGTTGCCGATGATATTGCTAAGAACGAGGCTTTATTGGCGGTTGTTACTAATGTAAACGAGTCAACTAAAAATAGACAAGCTGCATTAGAACAATTAAAAAGCACATACAAGGGTAACCTTGAATTACAAAAGACTGACATTGAAGATGGTGCCAAGTTGATTAATATTGTTAATCAAATATCGGAGGCTCTATTAAGAAAGGCAAAGATTGAGGCTTATGCTAAATTGATTGCCGAAGAACAAGCAAAAATTACAAGAGATCAAATTGCAACAGTTGAGGAACAAGTTGACAAACTTAGTATTTGGGAAAAATCAATACAAGTTGTAACTGGTGCATTTAAAAATATAGGAGGAGCAAATGTTGGGATTGCATTAAACTTAATTGACTCTGGGTTACAAAAGAACCAACAAGAAATTAAGACATCAACAAATGTTGTTAATACATTAACGGAATCTTTAAAGAAATTGACACAAGAGTCTGTTAACGCTGGGGATGCAATGTCAATATCAACTACGGCTCCAAAGAAAGTTAAAGAGAAAAAATCAAAACTTAAGTTTACCGATCCAGTTCTTTATGATGCTGATCTTGAGGAAATGATAAGAAAGCAAGATAGAGAATTAGGAATTGGAGGTCGCCCTGATATAATAGGAGACACATTCAAAACTGATACAGATAAAAACAAAGCGGCAAGTAAGTTAGGATTTACAAGTGGAAAGAAAGAACAAGATCAGTGGTTCAAAGATACCCAAGACAATTTTGATAAGTTGAATGAACAAGCGTTGCAATTTGCCGACACTTTATCATCAACAATTACTAATGCAATCATGGGAATGTGGGATGCCTTACAACAAGGAACTCCAGTTCTTGAGGCTTTAGGAAATATGTTTTTGGATTTGGCAAAGCAAATCGCTGCCGCTGCTATTAAAGCTGCCGTGTTTGCTACGATTTTAAATGTTGTCTTTCCTGGTGCTGGTGGGGCTGCATCCGCTGGAGGATTTGGAGGAATCTTCAAATCTCTTTTAGGAATCCCAACAACTAAGAATGCTGAGGGTGGAATAACTAACGGACCATCTTGGGGATTGATTGGAGAGGGCAACGAGAGAGAGGCAATCATGCCTTTAAGCAAATTAGGTTCAATGATGAAAAATACTTTTAATGCTGGTGCAATGAGTGGCAATGGTGCTGCTGGAGGTGGATCATTTGTATTAAGGGGCAATGATTTAGTTTTGGCTTTACAAAGGTCTAATTATTCATTAAATCTAAGGAGAGGAGCATAATGGCATACGCAAACAAATACAAGATAACTTTTGCCACTAAAACGAGCAAAACGGCTTATTTATACTTGCAAGAGGATGGGTATTCTGGTACTGTTTATGAATATCCTGGCAAGAGTTTACAATTGCAATATTTACCTCAATCGGATGATCCATTTGAACCAATATTTGCAAGTCAATTAAGTGTTACCATAGATGTTACCGATGATTTGGCTAATATGCCAAACTTGGTTACAATGAACGATAAAAAGTATTTTGCTAAACTTTTGTTAAATACAGATGTTGAATGGGTGGGTTATGCACTATCGGATAGTGTTGATTTGTCTTTCTCAACTGGTAGAAAAGAATTGTCTTTTGATTGTGTTGATGGATTAGGAATGTTGCAAGATGTGCCATTGCCAATACCAGACACGACAAACATAAACTTAAATAATAATCTTATTTATTTTATTGCGTTAGCGTTTAACCAATTGACTTTCCCTACAACTCCAAATATTAGAACGGCTTGTAATTTTTACTCAGCTGGTATGACAAATAGGGGGGCGAGTGCAAGTGCTGATCCATTTGCTCAAACTTATTTGCCTTATAGAACATTTGTTGATGAAAACTATTCCTATTTAGATTGCTTTAATACTATTAGAAACATTGTGCAATCTTTGGGATGTAGGGTTTTCCAAGCTGGAGGCAAATGGTGGATTGTTTCTATTAATCAATTTGCCAATGAGAATGTTGCTTATAGTGAGTACGATTATACTGGAACATTAAGCACAAGTGGAACATTTAATAATTTAAGC